AGTGAACGGGGCTGTCGCGTTCACTTGGCCGGCACCATGCGCGTGAAACCCGAGGACCGTCCCCGTCGACTGGATCACTTGACCGATGAACGACGTCGTCGCCGACGCGTCACGCCAGACGGCGGGACCGACAGCTTCGGTCGTCGTCGACCCGGTCACCGGCAAGTTCGTTGACACCACACCACCGATCGACGTCGTCGTCCCCCAAGTAAGGATCAACGAGGCGTGCACCATGTCGCCGGATCGGGAGTAGTTGCCGGCGAGCACACCGTTACCGACGGTGAGGTTCGTAAAGCTAGGCGTCCACGCCGTTTCCGGTTGATAGATCGTGCGCCATGCCGCACCCGTGTAATAGGTGACACTGTTCGTGTCCTCCTGGTATGTCACCATGCCTTCGTCGAGTACACCGGACAGGGCAGAGTTGCGGGCCGTCGCGTCGGCGAACGTCATGACGGTTTGCCGCATCAGATAGCCGTCGACGTTCGCCGCCGTCAAAACCTCTGCCGCAGCGAAATCATGGAACCCTGAACCCATCTCAGGCCTCCTCGGACCATTGGCTGTCCCACGCGGTCAGGTCTGCGGCGCCGCCATCTTGCAGAAACGCCATGTACCGCTCTCGCACGATCCGCCGCAAACCCCGCTTACACGCCTTCTCCGCCCACACCTTCACCTGTTGCGGTGACGACCCCGGCGATATCAGTTCAGCGATCTCAGCAAGTTTCGCCTGCTCCGCGTCGGACAGCACAACGCTCAACGTCACGGCCATGATGCTCCTTAGAAACCGAGCGGGGTGTTGTCGAGTCGACCATAAAAGAAATCGTCAAGAATAAACGACGCAGCCTGCATCGCCTCCGACAGGTGCAACGTCATCACATGAGATCCGCCGACTTTAATGTCGTGGTCGATGCCTTCGATGCGGAGCAGAACACCGGCATCAAACGGGAGCGACAGATAACAGAAATCGTGGAGATCCAACCGCGCCACACGATCCGGCGGCATCCCAACAACCGGATAGGCCGACAGATCAACAGCAATCAGGTTGACGTGTTCCCGAGGGTCGGCGACCGCACCCAACAGAAACTCGGCCATCGCCAACGCCTGCTCATCAGAGTTCTGCAACAGACCGGAGAACGACAGGGTACGAACCCCGTACAACTCGATACTGGCCGCGTCCTCCACCGGCTGCGCCACCCCACCCTCCCGCTCAACAACGACACGGGTGTTCAGATAGTCGGATCCTGATGTGGTGCCATGCGACTGAAACGGCAACACCGGTGGTTCGTCGACAGTGCAGAAATCGATGTCATGATGAAACCGGGGAGAGGTCTGCGACGCCTCAACGTTCGTCGGTACGTCATGCCGATCCCTGAAACGTAACTGGTTGGAGCGGGTGGCGAAGAACGCGCCGAGGTCGGACTGTGCGACCAGTTGACAGTAGCTCAACACGTTGGAGCCCTGTCCGATCGGATCGGCCTGTAGCACCGAGACGCCGGTAGAGAAATCTCGATTGGCAGCGAAGTTGACTTCGGGCCGGTTCAGCGCGGCGTCAAGTCGGGGACCGGCGGTCTGCGAACCGGTCGCCGTCCACCCGTCGAACTCGATCCGCCCCAACTGTGCCAACGCATCCTCAACGCCGAGCTCGGCGAGCTTGATGCCATCCGAATCGTCCTGTGATTCCCAATGTGCGACGATCCCCTCAAAAATGGTTTGGTTCCAAATTTGGACCCGCACCCGTTTACCCGGCACAAGGTTCCCGGCGTACGGACTCGACGGATTCCTCGTCAAGTAATCACCGTCCCAATTGTAAAGCTGGATGGTGCATGTGCCGGCAGAGAACTCGTCGAACTCGCGGTCCCTGCCACGACGGACAGAGATCGAGTAACAGTCGGCGGTGACATCGGTGCCGACATCACCACCGAGCGTGTAGGTGGCATCGTCCAACTGCCCTTTGGTGGCATCGTTCAATGTGAACGCGGTTGGGTTGACGCCGGTACCGAAGAACACGGTGATGGTCGGATCACCGAACGCCATCAGCCACCCCGCCAGCGGGCACCGTTACGCTGCTCATACTGCCGGATCGCCTTGATCACCGCTTCAGGGGTGGACAGGCCGGGACCGTTGACGACCAGCTGGATCGGTCGGCCAATGTTGCCGTTCAACAGCTTGTCGGCCACCCGATCCCACTTGTTCGCCACCTTGTCCTCATGGTCGGCGACCCTCTCCTGTTTCGCCGCCGCCTTCTCCAGTCTGATCTGCCCTGGAAAGTTGAGATCCTTGATCAGGTCGCGCAGTTCGACGGCGACCGCGGCGTTCCCGGTGCGGGCCTGACGCGCCAACGATTCGCGCAGCACCCGGGTGGCGTCCAGGTCGGTGAACTGGCGGCCGTGCGCCTCCGCCTGTTGCCGCTCGAGCTCGACCTCGGCGTTAGCCAGGTTCAACGCCGCCTCACGCGCCCCGTCGTAGGCTTCGGCGCGGGCCCTCGAGCCGACCGCCGACGTTGCGTCCGCCTCCCGCACCGCCCTGCCAGCGTCAACGGCGGCACGCTGCGCCTGATGCAATGCAAGCTCGGCGTCGACCGCCTCACCGATCGAGGCTGACCGTTCCGTCAGGGCGGCGGCATGTTCCCGTTGCGCCTCAGCGTTGTTGTGCAACGCGGTGGCGTTGTTGCGCAACGCCACCGACTGAAGTTCGACCGCGGCACGCGCCGTGTCGGTCGATTTCGCCATCAGATCGTTTGCCCGATCAACCTTGTTGGACGCCTCGGCAAACAGCCGTTCCTTTTCGTCGGCATCCTCGGTCGCCTTCGCCAGTTCACGTGTGGCGGCCGCCTGCTTGCGGAGTTCGTCGGCCTCGACCGCCATCCCGGCAGCCGACCGGAACATCCGCCGGGCACGACCCGGCACCGACAACGGACCACCGCCACCACCACCGCCCGACCCGCTCATCATCGCGTGTTCGGTGCCGGGACCGAGAACGCCGATCGCCGCCGGCACGTTCTCAACGACGTTGCGGTAGATCGTCTCAACTACAATCTGAACATCCTCGTTAGGGATGTCATTCAGCCGCCGCTCAACCGCGTCCGCCGACGAATAAACGTCGGCGGTGTTCAGCGTGACCTTCGGCTCACGGTCCGGAATGTCCTTGATGTGCTTCCCGACGTCGTCAGCGTCGGCGACCGCCGTGTCCTTACCGTCGAGACCGACTTCGGTGTGCTTCTTCGGCGGGATCTTGTTCAGCTTGTCGATCATTTGCTGAATCTCGCCACGGATCCCCGGGTTCTCCGCGGCCAGCATCGTCAACGCGTCCCGCATTAGGTTCGTGTGCTTGCGAGACCCTTCAGCGGCGCCGGACTGATCAGCGAACGCCGTCGCAGTGGCCAACGCCTGTGTTGCCGCACTGATCTGCGCCTGCCGCAGATCGTTCGTGGCTGCACGCGCCTCGTCCGAATGGGCACCGAATTCGTCGACCGCGTCCGCGGCGTCCTTCTGCCGATCCGTGATGTCGACCATCGCGTCGGCCAACGCCAACTGGTTCGACTCCAAGTCGAACACGCCGCCGGCCGCGGCCAGATTCTCGACCCGCAGATCGTGGGCAGCCTGACGGGCCTTGTCCGCTGCCGCCGCCGAATCCAGATAGGCCTGCTGTAGTCCTTCGTGGGCGATGGCTGCTGCATCGGCGGCTTCCGCCGATTCCTTCTCCGCTTCGCCGTGTGCGACCGCCCGTTGGAACCCTTCGTGCGCCGACGCGGCACGCTCGGTCGCCTCGGCAACCTCGGCGATCGACGTGTTCTCGAATCCGGCCTCGAGGATCTGTTGAACCTTCGCCAGGTTGTCGCGATAGGCGTTGAGTTCCGTCGGGTCGAACGTCCGAGACTCGATGTTTTTGCCTAGGAGCCCCTGGACCTTGCCGAGCGCGCCGCCTACCTGACCGATACGGGTGCCCAATTGCTCCCACGGGGCGAGGTTCTCGTAGATCTGTTTGATGACCGGGGCGCCGGTCACGGTGTCGAACGCCGACTTCACCCCGGCAATCGGCCCTTTGATCGCGTTGACCGTGTCGCCGAGATCCTGCAACGCCGGAACCAACGCTTGACCGACGGTGAGAGAGACGTCCTCAAGCGTGTCCTGGAGATCGTCTAGGGTGTCACGGAGGGCACGACCCTGGTCAATCTGATCGTCATTGAAAACCTTGGTGCCTTCGACAGCTTCTAGCTTCGCCCTGACTTCGTCGGCACCTTCACCGACAAGTTCTGTTACCTTCTGCCAGCCTCGGCCGAAAATCTGTTGAGCTGCCGACGCCCGCTTGGTGGCGTCAGGAATCCCGTTAAGGGCGTCAATGGTGTTGTAGAACGTCTCGGTGACATTGGTGGTGCCGTCCTCGTTTTTGGCGATGGCGGCGCCAATCTCATCGAACGCCTCGGGCGTGTCCGCAGCGGTTCGGTTCAGTTTCCCAATCGCCAACTGCATCGTGTCAGCACCGATGCCGAGTTGATCAGCAACCTCAACGAACCGGGACGCCTCCTCCGACGTTGTCCCGGTGGCGTCCCTGAACTTGCCGACGGCAAGGGTGACGTCCTCGAAACTCTTGACGCTTTTAACCGCGAATGCAGCGACGGCAGTCCCGGCCAGGAGTGCCCCTTGCGCGGAATACTGTTTCAGGAAATCGCCGACGCCTTTCGCGCTGACCTTCAACTTGGCGGCGGCACCATCGGCGTTCTTAAAATTCGTCGTCAGTTGTGACAGCACCGACTTGCTGTTCCCGGAGACGACTTCGACGAGAAGGGTCAGCTTCTCCAAGAACGCCATCAGTGGACCACCTTCGCGATCTCGACCCGGAACTGTTTCGCCGCCGCCTTCGGCACCTCACGCCGGGCGTCGGCAACAGCCTTCGTGTAGGTGCCCTTACCACCCCACGCGCCGACAGTCGACGAGGCACGCGGCCCGTCCGGCGTTCTCAACGCCTCCCGGTTGCGGGGAAAGATCTGCTTCCCCGGAGAACGTCCGGACTCGGCCAGTTTCCACAGTCCCGCCGGCCGAAAATTCAGGTGGACCATCGCGCCGAGGTCGTCGTAGCCGACCCCCAACGGGATCGGCCGGCCGAACCCGGAGAACGACCGGTCACCGCCGAGATCAGAGACTGCCGCGTCCAGTCCGGCCTTCTTCCCTGCGTACCCGGCTTTGCCGGCGATCCGTTTCAGGGCGGCAGGGTCGGTGATGTTCCCGATCCGGTTGGCGAAATCGATCAGCTCACCGGCCACATACACTCCGATCCATGACACACCCGTTCCCGCCGCCGCTGACCGATGTCGACCGTGCCCGCATCAAACGGAACAACCGGATCGAGCTCTGGATCTGTCTCGGCGCCGGCGCTCTCGCCGTACTCGCCTACGCGATCTTCGGCTAGGCGGTCGGGAATGTCATGCCGGCGTTGCCGGCGTTCTTGAACGTCGCCGTGTACACCGACATGCCGCCGATGTCACCGGACAGCGGATGGAACGAGAACAGCAACGCCTGCGCGATGACGTGACCGGGGTTCGTCGGAGCACGGCCGGCCGAGGTGGGCCGAACCTCAACCTGGAACGGTGTCGTCGTCTGGAACAGCGACAGGCAGGTCGCGTAGACGGAACCGGCGGCGTAGTCCTGATAGAACTTGATTTCGATCTGGGCGGTCGGCAACCCCTTACGGAGAAGCTTGGCGGTCGATCCGAACGGGGTGGCCTCGACCTCCTCGTAGTCGCCGCCGACATCCAGTCCGAACGCATGGTCCGAGAGGGTGACGCTGTTGACGATGACAAGGCAGTCCACCAGTGTGAAAGTGGCCATCGGTTACTCCTTGGGCTTGGCTGACCGCTTGGCCGCGGCCTTCTTGGTGGGTTTGGGCTTGACGGGTTCAGGTTCGGGGTCGAGTTCGGGTGGGGGTCCGCCGACCCGTTGAATGTTTCCGCTGGCGATCAGTTGCGCCTCATTGCCGAGCAACAAACCGGCCTCGAACGTTTGGCCGGGCGCGGCGCCGTGGACGACTGACTCGCCGACCACCTTGTAGCGACGGGGGATGATCTCGAGCAACCCGGACTCGACGTTCACCCGTTCTTCGTCCTCGGTGAACTCTTTCTCGAAGATCTCACCTTGACCGTAGGCGCCGTCCTCAGTGTGGATGAGCAGCGGCAGCAGATTCCGGTACTTGTTGGTCATGGCAATGTCACCTCCACCCATCGACGGACTGGCTCGCGATCGACAACCCACCCCTCAAGCTCGGCGATGACGATTTTCCCGTCGGCACCCCGGACGAACAGTCCGACCCGATAACGGTCGCCGAGATCGACGATCTCAAACACGTCATTCTTCTCGAGCCCACCAGCGGCCATCACGCGATCCGCTAAAGCTCGAGCCTCCGCGTTCATGTGGTAATCCTGCGGGGTGATCGCCGACAAAACGGTCACGGCTGCGACAGCTTGAACACGCCGGACGTGACCGTGGTGGTGAACGAGTTCGTCACCGTACATAAACCGGTGGTCGGATCGGCGAAGAAGTTCGCCGGGAACGGGCCGATCATTCGCTCCTGAGCGTTCGTCACCGACACGGTCACGTCGGAGATCGTCAACCCGGGCGGATCACCGACGGCGACGGCGTACACGACGGAGTCGGGCGAACCACCGGCGTTCTTGACATGATGAAACGTTTGACCGTCCGGCACGAACGTGTCCGACGCCGTGACTGCCGTATAGGCGGGCGTCACCCCGGCACGGCTGATTGTCTGGGTGGCGAGTAACGTCATTGGGTTTCATCCCTTCGTGATGATTTCAACGTTGAACAATCCGCCATACATCTGGAGCTCATCCATCTGTGTCTGGCCGAGTTGCCGATATTTGATGTCGCCGAGCGACGTGTCGACCAGCCCGCCGAACACGCCGGCGACATAGCCGTCCCATAAAGCGAGCTCAACCGACCGGGTGCCGGACGAATCGGCGTATTCGAGCAGGGCGTGATAGCCGTCAGCAGAACGCGCTCCGGTAGCGGTCAGCACATACACCTCGAACCGGTAGATCTTCTGACTGGCCCGACCGAACGCCTGCCGTTCCCAATCGGTGACCACCATGAACGCCACCGGCGGCGTACCACCCTGCGGCGGATGGTTGAACGTGCGTAAACCGGGGATCGTCTTCAACCGGGTTTCGAGGGCGTCGTGACACTCTTTCAGGGTCGCCATCAGGCGACACCGAAACAGGGGAGCCGGAAGTCGGCGAGTAGCCGGACGACGTCGGGGTCGTCGATGCGGGAAACCCGGAACGGGTAGTCGCCGGAGCCGACCGAGATCAGTCCGTGCGGCGAATTGCGCCGCCCGAACACGCGGGCGCCCTGGATCAGGGCGGCAACCTTGACGTCGGCCGGCACCGCCGCCCAACCCCAACGGGCCGTCACCTGAACGGTGCCGCGCCCGGCCGTCGACGTCACGAACGAGGCAGCCGGCAACACGATCCGCCGCCACGGGAACCCGGTGCGGCCATGCTGCACCCCGTTCAACGGGTACAACGTGTAATCGGTGAGGGTGGTGCCGAACACGCCGGCCGCGCCGTCACCGGTCTTGACAACCAGACCGGTGACAGTGTGGAAGTCGTCGACGATGACGTGACTGGTCGAGTCCGGGACGTACACCCGCGCCGACGGAGTGACGGCGTCGTTGAACTGGCGGCGACAGTACGACTCGATCCCGTTGGAGATCGCCGCCGCCACCGTCGCCAGTTGGACATCGTCGACGTTGTCCGGGATCTGGCAGTAGTCGCGGAGCTCGGCGGTCGAACAGTACGGATCGCCGAGCGCCATTTAGGCCGTCGTCGCTTGCCGGAAGGTGGCCGTACCGGATACGACGGTGTTGCCATAGCCGGGGGGGGCGGGGTCACCGGCGGCCGGGGTGCCGTTGGCGGT